GTTGCTGGTGCTTCACCGTCTGCTGATTCTGTTTTAGGCGTAATTGCCGCTAAGAAAGTGTCTAGTCTATTGTAAGTACGGCCAACAACTTCCATTTCGTTTGGCTTGTATGCACCACGTTGACTTGCAACGTCGATGATTGCCTTTAATGCTTGTAGATCTTGTACTGTAAGATCTGGTGCACCTTTTACTGGTGCTTCAGACTGAGGTGCAACTGCTGGTGCCGCCTGAGTCGTTTTAGTTTCTTCTGTCATTTAAGTTAACTCCTTAATTAAGTTTGTTTGTTATAACACTAGTAATTAGTACGTTGTTAGGGTCTCGGTGTGTAAAACTGAGCAACCCAAACTAAACATAGTTGATTCAGAACCTTGTTCAAAACCAACCTTATACACAATTTCAATTTTGTTATCTACTAGTTCTGTATCACTAATAATACAAAATCTTCCGCTTAGATTATTGTAAATCCATTGTCTACAAAAATCTATATTTGATGTAATATCCCATGGATTACCTTTTATCATTACAGTAGTCCATGATTTTGGACAAAAGTTTATTTCACGTATTTCTAATACATTTAATGGATTAGGTTTGTCGTGTAAAAACCTCATGCCGCCATTTCGCCTTTAGCATCATAATGGCAAGTAATGCCATGTGGTGCTTCAATTGAAGTATCTGAATGTATAACCCAAATTGTATCACAATAGTTTTCGTCACCCCAGTTCCATGAGTAACCGTCTGTGAATACAATTAGTTTTTTAGGTTGAATATCATTCTCTTTCATATATACCCAATTAGCATCAAAGTCTGTACCACCACCTCCGTGTAATTCGTAATCTTCAATAGTTACACCTGAGTCTGGTGTAAAGTCTTGTTCATTGTACACTTCAGTATCAAAGCACCATACTTTAATTTTGTAATCATCATATTGATCACAAATGCCTTTAACTTCACTTAAGAAGTCTTGTGCTTCTGCATTAGCAATTGATCCTGACATATCAAGTGCAATAGCAATGTCAATTGTTTGATCAAAATCCATACCAGGAAGTACTGCACCTGTGTGCCATGCTTTACGTGATGGACGCATAAATGTATAGTTACTCTTAATAACACTTTGAATCTGTTGATTAAGTAGTTCACGCCAATTCATTTTAGGCTCTGTAAGATCTTTAATCAATCTTGCTACACCTTTAGGAACATTACCAACACCAGCCGCCTGTGCCGCTGATACCATTGCTTCTTTCATTTCGTCACGTATCTTTTTCAATTCTTCTTTTGAGTAAGAAGGTTGTTTACCTTTACCACTTTTACTCTTTTTAGTTTTACCTGCAGGACCTTGTCCTTTACCTTTTTCCCAATCAATATGTTCGTCAAGCAATCTACCTAATTGTTCAAGTTGTTCTTGATCATACTTTTTAAAGATGTCATCGTATACTTCTTCAGAAGCCCAACCATAATATTTTGCATCGTGAAATGGTTTTACTTGTGTAATTACTTCGCCAATGTTATGACGAATCAAATCACCGTTAACACAATAGTCAGCGGCAATGTTATAAATTTGTGCATCACGGTCATCTCTACGTGTAAAGTGATCATAAACACAGTGTAGGATTTCATGTCCAAACAAGAATTCAGTTTGCTTTTGATTAAGACTGTTTACAAAGTTTTCATTGTAATAAAAGTTTTTACCATCAGTTGCGGCAGTTGCACACCAGTCTGTTGCATCAATAATTTTAAGGCGTGTTGCTAAATTACCAAAAAACGGCTGACGGATTAGCAATGCAATTCTTGCAGTTGTTAATCTTTCTTTTACTTTAACACTATCGACAGCAGGATCTTTATCATAGATCTTACCATCTAACATTGTTTGCTCTACTGCGGTTGTTTCTTGTGACATATTTTTGCTCCTAACTTTCTAACTATACTTACATTATAGCATCAACTAGGTATTTGTCAACCTAAAATTGTGCTAAAAAGTCTTGTTGCATCTTCTTTTTAGCGTCTTTGTATGACTTAGATTCTACTAGATCTTGTGGTTTATACTCACCTGGAACAAATACATATTGTACCATATGACTTGGTAGTTTGGAGGTTTTTAAGCCATCACCTGCATCGACTACAAAGTTAATTAGGTCTTGTTTGGCAATAACCGCCGCACTATCAGTATCGCATATTAGTAAAAAGTCTGCATATCCTGGCGGTAATGTTCTTCCAGCACTTGATCCTCTACTGTTCATTAGTTGTAGATCGGACACGTTCTTTTTCTTTTGTTTCTTTTTACGAGTAAACAAACTACCTTCAGTGTATTTCATTTCGATTGTTGATGCTTCAGGACCAATATGATCTACACCCTCTAGGTTAACATATATCATTTCATTGTTACTAAACAGTTCTAAAGAACGTTCTAATAAATCACTTTTATCAAAGCGAAGTTTACGTTCGTTGAGTTCATCACCGATAGTTTTAACCAGTGTGGTATACTTGTGCCAGTCGATGTTTTCTCTTAGCCAAATTGCAAGATCTACTGTTTGCATTTTTAAAATCCTTTTTGCTTTGTAATGTAATTAGTATAACAGAAAGTTATCTAGAGGTCAAATGATTTGGAAAAACTTGTTTGGCTGTATTGGTGGTTTATTGATTGTTGCCATTTCTTCAAAACTTGCACATTCATAACTCCACCATTTACGATGTCGTTGTGGATCACAATTAAAATCTGGTTCTTCAGTAATTCCACTTTTATTATGAATTACAATTTCTAATTTACCTTGTATTTCGTTAGCAGGAATACAAAAGAAATAAAACTTTTTATCGATTGTATTGTATCCACAGATCCTTACTAATCCTTCTTTGTGTTTAGTACCTGGAACTGAAAAAGTGTGTGTCCAACTGCCACGTTTTTTGTCGTTATTTCTAAATTGACTGGTTGTAAACTTTGCATCCGAATAGTCATCAAAATCACTACCGTAGCCTAGTGTAATAGTAATATCTTTGTTAACACAGCCTATTGCAAGTTCTAGTAGATCTTCGTATGTAAGATTGCGTAAAAAATCTGCTGTATATACAACATCTATTTCTGGCTGATGATAGTAAATTTTATCAAGAAGAAAGTCTTTGATAATTTCATTTTGTTCGGCTCTACGAGAGAACCAATCCATTTTTAGGCGTTCTTCAAAATCCATGTCAGTAGTACTTACCGGATTTGCTAACATTTTTGAATCCTTTTTGAAAGTGATGCTTTAGAAAAGAAGCGAGGGGATCCGAAGACCCCCTCTATAGTTAGTTAGGATGCCATAGCGGCTTGAACATACTTGCCGTACTTGTCATGGAAACGGTCAAAGTTTTTCAAGTCTTTTGGCGAAAATGGCAGTTTGTAAGTAGCGATAGCAACTCGCGTACCCATTACAACTAGTTCAGTTTCAAAATTATCCATCATAAAACCAAAGAAGTTATCTGCCATTTGTGTCCAACCCTTCTCCTTGCGTTTGAACGCCTCTTGAAGTTCATAACACATACTTACAGTTAGTGAATACATTGCCGAAATTTCTTTCGTCTCCATAGTCTTAACCTTGCCATTAAGTATGTCTGTTGGATTAGGCAGTTTCGCCGCAACCTTACGGTGTGCCGCAAATTTAACTGCCAGGCCTTCGCCGACTGAACCTGCTACCAAGTCTGTTAGTGTAGACTCTTGCAAGTTATCATCGAGAAGTTCGCTTACGAAACTCCAAGAACGTGGAGTTGCGAATGCTCTTGAACTTGACTTAGGATCAAAATCATATAGATCTTGTTTTGCAAAAGTCAAGTAACCCACAACGTCTGCGTGGATTTTATGTTCTGTCGCCCATGTCAACCAATCTTCAAAGTCGACACGTAGTTCTAAGTGTACAAACCTGTTAGCAAGTGGTGCCGGCATACGATAAGTAACACCCTTATCAGTTTCACGGTTACCTGCCGCAACAATTACAACATTGTCTGGAAGTTTGTATGTACCAACTTTACGGTTTAGAATAAGTTGGTAAGCGGCCGCCTGTACTGCCGGTGCCGCAGAATTCATTTCATCTAAGAAAAGAACGATGCTTTTAAATTGTGATGCAAATTCTTCTGTTGGAAGTTCTGCTGGTGGTGCCCACGCCATTACATTGTCGTTTGCAGAGTAGTAAGGTATACCCTTAATATCTGTAGGCTCCCAAAGTGATAGTCTAATATCTATCAAATGTGAATTATCTAATGACCCATTAATCTGTGCCATAATATCTGATTTACCAATGCCTGGAGGTCCCCACATAAAGATAGGACGCTTCAATTTCATTGCGTGTTGTACTGCTGATTTCGCCTCGTTTGGTGTAACTGTACGTGCTTCTGTTGTTTGTGCCATTTTGCTATGCTCCTTTTGTTTCTAACTATAATACTATAATACACTCAACTAGCAAAAAGTCAACCGGTTATTCCACTATTTTTAATAAAAAACTGTCCAAAATGAATGATTAGTCGTCTAGTTCTTGTGCCATAGCACGAGCAAGGCCATATTGCTTAATATCTCCAGCAAACATCATAAGTTGTAGACCCATTTTTTCGCTGAATACATATATTCTTTTCTTCGTAACGTAATACGGACAATCAATAAAGTTATCTAAGTATAAGAATACTTGTGGTGTAAACTTTATCTCGTTAGGAAATTTTATTTCATATGTGGCTAAATCTGCATGATCAACAGCAAAATCAAAGCCGTCTTTAGTTAGGCGTAATCCGCTGTCGCCTTTCATGCGTGTATTCTGCCACCAAAGCATATAGTTTTTCTTAATCTCAGTATCAAGTATATTTTCTTGTCCTGCGGAGATCATGAAAGTTTTAGTGTATGCTTCTTTAATATCCATTATGCGATTTTATCGCCTTTAGTTAACTTGTAAACTTCAAACTCTGCAGATTTAAATGTAGAGTTTAATTTCTTAGCCAAATTAATTGCATGTCCTGGATTAGAGAATGAAGTCTTTTTATATTTAGGTCCTGGAGTAGGTGAAATTGAATTTGAACTTTTAAGATTAAAAGGTTTACCCTGATAGAAGACTGCCCATATTGCTTCTGCATCTAGCACTTCTTCTCTACGATAGGTGTTCTTGTCAGTAAATTCTAACAATATATTTGGTTTAGGTCTACTCATTATACGCAATTCCTTTTAGTTAACTACGTATATATTTATCGTTTTTTAGAAGTTTCCGCCGTCCATTTTTATATCTACACTTACGTCTTGTGGTTGTTGTAGACGTTTATCTTGTAGTTCTACTAGTCTTGTCATTAATACTGCTATACTATCTGACAAGTCTTTATATTCTTTAGAATCTAGTTTAAGTTCACGTTGTTGAGTTTTAGTTGCAACCTTTGCCTTCTGCAAAAAGTTTTCTATTGGAATAGTATTAACTGGATTTCGAGACATTTGATAAAACCTGACGCATTTCTAGTTCTGTTGTAAACGGCCCTTTATAGTCATAACGTTGTAGTGTTATAAGTTTAGGACAAAAACTTTTTACCCAACCTTTAGCAAATCTAATTGTGTAGTAACCTGCACAATATAAACTTTTAGATTTTCTGCTTTTACTGTAAAGAGGTAGATTATTTTGTACATCTAACAATGGATTCCATGCTTGTGTGCTTGTAGGAAATCCGTGTACTTCCATTACCTTACTATCTTTAATTTTCTTTGTAGTAGTATGTTCAAAAAAGTCTTTACCAAATGCATCATACACTTTTTCTACACTTTCAAAATGAATTTTATCTTTGTGTGTAACAAGAACATACCCTTCTTTGTTTTTCTGTAGTGTTCCTACTTTTTGACCATAGTTTTGTACTATCCAAAATTTATTAGGTACTAATTGTTTTGCTTCAAGTTCTTTTTCTTTTGTCATTTTAACCTCCGTATCTTGCATTTAATGGTTTAGCAAATGTTTCTGCTTGTTCTGTAATTTTATTAAGTTCATAACTATTCGCAAACTTAATTAAACGAATACCTACTTGACTAATTTCTTTAGGCTCTACAGCATCTATAGCATCATTAATAATGCTTCTAATATCATCAGGTTGTGCTGACAAATCACATAATGTAACATTACGTGTATAATCATCTAATACTCTATGTTCTTCACCTAAGTGATCAGTCCAACGTTGTAGCATCATGTTATTCCAGTTGTAGCCTTTAGTTGTTCTATCTTCAAATGCTTCTAGTAAGCCTACTTTGTTCTTAGTGCCTTTTTTACGAACACCAGGATAAGCACTGAATACATTGTCACTTGTGTCACCACGCATACACTTTTCAAATAATAACCATTGCGGATCAGGTGCACCTTTAGTTTGTTTAGTTTTCTTGTCTATAACTTCCTTGCCTTTGTCATCAAAGTAACCTTCGTGTGTAATAGTTACTTTTTGTACACCATTGTATTGCTTTACATTAGGTGCAATAAGTTGTGCAAAGTCACCATCGGTACTAATAATAACATGATCATCATTAGGATGTGATTGTATCCAACCAGCAATTAAGTCATCTGCTTCTAATTGTTTATGTTGTAATACAGTACAATTTGTTTTATTAGTTAAGAAGTCTTTAAAGTCATCGAATGTTTCCCAAAATACTTTTTCTTCTTCTTGTTGTGAAACTGTAAGAGCATCACGAGCAACTTGTCTGTTACGTTTGTAAGGTTCGTAATAATCTTTACGCCAACTGCGTCCTTCTAAACAAAAAACAACATGACTGCCATTAAAGTCTTGCCATGCTTTACGTATGCTTTGTAATGTTGTGTGTAAAGCCATGCCAATCTTAACATCAGCATCACCTCTTACGGCGTGCCTAGCACGGAAAAAAGTGTTTGCAGTATCTACTAAAATATATGTCATGCGTT